CTCATGTAATAGCAGGCGTAGACATATGGCACCAAGTTGACACTTGTTCCGTACAGCGCTTCGACGATGGCCCTGCGCGTTGAATCATCGTCAAGTGTTGAGTGGTGAACACAACTGACAAATCTCCGTCCAAGATCAACAGGGACAGGACAGTAAAATTCAGAGACATGTGTGTAGACGGTGCCGCAAAAGGGAGGATGAGTCCCGGGAGGAAATGGACTTCCGTCCAACATCTCAACCTTGAACTCAATCCCAAACTCTTCACGGCAGAACGGTACATACCACTCAATGAATTTCGTTGCCTCGCCAGCCTTGGTGAAAAAGTAAACGGAGTCGTCAGAATTCACAACGACGTGTGCGGACATGTCGTGGTCATGCAACTTGAAACACATGCGTGCCAAGCAGACGTGCACGAGAGAGTTGATCGTCGAAGTCAGGCGATTCCCACTCGGGTTGCCTCCTCCAAGGAAAAAGATCAACTGATTCGCTGAAACACATGATGCAAAGGCACACTGAGCAACAAGGAAATTCACGATTTGGGGCGGCATGTTGACCCGAGCACACAAACCACGGACCACAGACGCAACCATCTCCTGTGGCAAAGTCTTATCGCAAGCCGTCATGTCGAGCCCAACACCGAACATTTTCATTGACAAAAGCTTGTCGATGACCTGCTCAGTAGTCAGGATGGACAGGATAGACTCACAAGTTGACTTGACACAAGAGTCAATTGTTCCAAGCCACCGACAGAGAAACAGTGTCGTAAACAGAGCTTCTCCACACAGTGACCTGTAACGTCGGTTGATGACCTTCTTCTCAGAATAAGCATCTGTCTTGGGAGCCACTGTGTAAACAGAACGGAAGACCTCACCCGAAAGGAGGTCAGATTCCGCCTCCTCACACATGTCTACAACCTTGGCTTTTGCTTTTTCTGCGAGTTCGTCATTCAACTGTGATGGGTCGACATCAACCAGAGAGGCTAAAAATCCACGGTAAGTTCCACAAGCGAATTGTAGCGGAGCGCCAACAGTTTTCGAAAGGTTCTTTTCCGAGACCGCCTCAATCCAGGGTGTCGGCTCAAATGGTTGTGAAACGCATTTGTCCAAAACAAGATCGAGTTGGCGTTGAAAACGTCGCAGAAGATCAGGGTCAATCGACCCAGTCTGGTAAGTCTCCATTTCACGGTCAGCTGATGCTTGTGTCGGAATCACACGTTTCCTTGTGACCCATTTTCTGATTCGCAAGGGCACGGTTGGAACGAATTTGTCTGTCGCACCCTCCCCCCCACGGGCAGCACCCCTGGGGATGTCCAAGGGATCCAAGGCCATCCCAACAAAGGTGCCACCCGCACACCGTCAGTCTTGCAGTTCTTGGTATCTTTTCACTGGGTACCCTCTGCTCTTGATGTCCGTGCCAAAAATCCGATGGGCCACCGATTGCCCACCTGACTGACCCTTGTGCACACCAAGAACACGCCCACTGACGCTGTACAGGAGTGTTCCTGAACAGCCCGGACCATTCTGTTTTTCGTCGGCCACTGATGTTGTGTGATAGATTGAGACAGCGTCAAAAGAAGTGACTTTCCCAGCAGAAACCACTCCTCCCGGCGAAACAGAGACAACTTGCATCCCCGCAAGATTCTCTTCTTTTCCGTAGCACTTAACTTTGCGCACCGTCATTGATTCCAGTCTGTTGTCTGCGATGAATTTCACTGCACTCATCCCAAGTTGAGAGGGAGGAACAATCAAACCAAGTTCGACTGTTTCACGTACGTCGTCAAATGGAAAAACTGTGAGGCCCCCTTGGGGAACTTCCCAGCTCCATTTTGGCTCGTCATGTTCTATTC